ACACGATTGCTCCTAATAGGAACATTCCTCCATATACAAATAGGTTATACCAATTCATAAATCCTCCAAAAGTTTTGGGGGGCCTCTCCAGCGCTACTGGACTCTCACCCCCCTTAGTTAACTAAATTACATTACCATATTTCAAATCCACCTGATTCAAGGCAAAACTTTGCGAACTCTTCAACATTATCTCTTTCAAATGGATAACTTGCTAAAAATTGTTCATCTTTATTGCCTTTATTCAGCTTTTCATTTCTTTCTCTGATCTTCTCAACATGTTTATCTACTGTTCCGTCTTCCAATAAAATGGTTAGCTTTGTACCAATTTGAGCAGCTTGTTCTTGAGTAATCCTGTGTCCATTATTAAATGAACCACCTTCTAAATCTTCTTCTGTCAAGAACTCACTACAATATAGGCCTACAAATCCCCACAATGGTCTCCAGAACCACACATTGTTTCTAAAATATACTCCTGGGTTGGCTTTGTTGTAGTCATCCATTTCTTTAAAGTATATTTTTCTGTCCTTTTCACTTAACTCAAAGGCATCTTTATCTGAACCATATAATTTATAGTCAGTAATTGGTTTGTTTATTTTAGGGTTAATACCGCTTATGTCAAATCCCATGGATCCTCCTTGGTTATTGTGTTTACAGTTAGTGGAGCAGGTGAGAATCGAACTCACATCCTACTACATACTCCTCCGAGTCTTTAGTAGTCGAACACCTGTCTGCCCCTTAATTATTTGGGTAGTAGTAAGACGTTAACAAAACTACTACCCTGGGTATACGGGGGTATCCCGATTGGTCGGCAAACCTTGTTTGGCTTGCATATAAACTGGCTTAACGTCTCTTTTTAGGTTTTTCTATACTAAATAGATGTCGTAGTCCTTTAGCCTCTATAAAACTATAGTCACCACAATTACTACAACTTACTATTATACATTCTATGCGCTTATTATTATCTTCGTCTAGTACTATTGCTGTTTGCCCATTGCTTATTGGTTGAGTTCCATCTGAATACCACCAATTATACTTAGCAAACTCTTTTTTGAATATCTTTATGAATTGATTTTCCTCCGTTAATATTTTTGTTCATATCGTTTGTGTAATAGTCTTTTTAATATAACTACATCTCTGAATATATGAGTCTGAGGCTTATTTTCTTCTTCAAAATGTTTTTCCTCTTCATCATACATATAATTAACTATTCTTTCTAAGGAATCTATTTGTCTATTATTTAAACTCATATTCATATCTCCTTAGTTGCGTATGTTGGGTATAACTATATCAGGATACCTCAGGGGTTGGCGGACAGGCATTGGACAGCGGAATAAATTCCCGTCTCTAGCGGTCAGGCCCTACCTGGCTGCAATCAATAGTTATACCACAAGGCATACAGTTGTTTTTTGCTCATTCTGCAGATTTTCGCTTTCGATACTTCAGGATAGCGTTTTCTCCAGTATTTGAGAGCCCATTCTTCGAGTTGATACCTGTATCTGTATGGGCAGTATTTGTTTGTTCTCCACATAACTTTCCCTCCATATACTGATTATAGGAATCCTCTTCGATTCCTGGCTCTAGTTGATATGCAGCTTTACCATCAGCTACATCTTGTTCTTGTTGCTGTTCAGCAAGAAATGCATAATACTCACCTAAATCATCCCAGGCAGCATCTCTTAACTCTTCTCTCATGTAATATGACTTGACTTTTCCCATGGTGTTTTTGTCTCCTCGTATTTTAAAAAATCTTTTAAAATGTTGTGAATAGGGGTGAGATTACCCCCTACTCTGACAGCACTTTAGAACTATGTTCCTCTCGGTTTTGTTCTTATCCACTACACTTGCGTGTAGTACACTGTCATGCACACTTGAAATACGGCTTCAAGCTTTCCTACGTTAGTCCTTTTCAGCAACTACTCATAGCTACAAGAATGTGCCCACCCTTGTAGTATTTTCATCACTAAGTATCATAACCCTTGGGAGGATACAATACACTACATTCCAAATGGTGTAGTCTTAGTGCACTTTAGGATACTAACGCTGATGCTGTTTTCCTTAAAGCAGGGATCAACCTGCCTAGTCTATTTTATGTTTTTTGGACAAATAGTAGTGTGTGCAAAGCCGCTATCAGATAGGCTTCATTCCCTGTTAAGGAACAAAATACCTAACTTTACACTGCAATTATAACCTGGTGAGTTATAATCACTGATTATCAGGATATATCTTATATTACTACAAGATGACCCTTGAATCTGGATAACAGCCTTAGCACCACACCTCAGCTTAATATCCTACGCCTTATCCTATTGTATGTCACCATACTCAATACCATTACCATTTGGTATACAATTATCCCTTTTGCCTTCAGGGTTAATTGCGTAGACGCTTGCCTCTATAAACCTATAAATAGGCGCTTCATCCTTTCCGTCGGATTCCACTTTGGGTGCATTACTGCACTTATTTTAACGATGTGAGGCCACCGATTGTATTGCTACAATTCTTTTAAATCTTTTATAAAAAGTATAAGGGGACTATCAATCAATAATCCCCCTATACACCAGAACGTAGAGACATTGATACCAATCAGTATTTATCTTCTACGTGGATTAGTGAACACCCATCGTGCCCAACTAAACCTTTTATACAATAATCTTACAAGTCCACTCATAAGATTACCCACGATTACAAATGCTATTGCAAATATAATACCCCAGGTAATCATCTGAACTATTATATCTATGTAATGTTTTGGCATAATCATATACCAAAAACCGATAGCAGAACCCCATAAGAATAGTGTTCTACCAAAGGCTAACATAGAATTGCGTTTGGATGTAAATCTTCTCATTTACACCCCCTTAGCCATCTTAATGGCCTTTGAAAGAGATTGTGTTCTCTTTACAGGTGATTCCTTCACCTTGGCTATCGACATTATTGTCCCAGCACTTGTTAAGTAGTGACAAAACTCTTCAGTTTCGTTCAGGATTTGAACTATATTCATAATACCCCCATAGGTTAGTGTTATTGTTTTATGTGTACTAAAAGACTAATAATACGCTCTATTGTCTTAGGAATAAAAAGGGGAATATGTATATATCCCCCCTTTCGGAACTGTTGGATCACGCAGTGATACTACCAGTTACTCACAGTAGCCTTTGATGTCCTGTAGTATGGTACATACTTAACAGTGATTGTGGTGATTTCATCGCCATCATCATTGACATCAGTTTGAGGTGCAAACTCTCTATCAGAGGTATATGCACCGTCTACTGTAAGGAACGTCTGTTCCCTGGTTGCAGCATCTTTGATGAGTTTACTCATCATAGTTTTGCTCAACACAGATGGAATTGACTTTCCATCTTCGGGAATGTACGTGACATAAACCACTTTTGGTGTATAAATTGGTTTATTGTCTTTATCACGTGCATTATCCCAATTCATCACAACTCGACCGTTTTTGATAATAGGGTTACCATTATCGTCGAGTTTTGGTTGATTGGTCTCAATTCTTTCCTTACCATTCTTGAATGAGTATGGTAATAATTTAGACGTAGATTTTGCCATTTCATTACTCCTTATTAAATTGTATTAACATTGTCTTATCGTTTATTTAATCAGTAGTATGATATGGAAAACGAGCCCAAGCGAGAAGGGGCAGAGCCACACTTGGCTCAACTTGAACCTCAACCGTCCTGAAATTCAACCTGGATTGGCACCGCCAACCGTGAATTTCGACGGGGTAGGGTCAATGTATATCGCACACTCCCATTCTAGGGTAATTTTTTACAAATGCACTTTTCAACGCAAAAAAGGCCCTTTCTAGGCACGTTTATAGACAAAGGTAGGTTAAGGTACCATCAGTATATATTTTTTCTGTTAAAAAGATATTGCAATAAATATTGAACTTTTGCTATATTACTATATACCTTCCTGCGGTCATTTACTACTATAGACTACTACAACAGTCTTAACTCTAGGTACAACAGAAGTAGACTATAGTCTTTAACTGTTAAATATACTTGGAGGGTTATATAGACATGAGTAGTAGACTACGTAGTAAGTATTCACATAACGTAATAAAGACTACAACAGTAGGGGCTAAATTTAAAGGCGAAGTGCCTATTGAAAAGAATATACGTAGACGCCCTAGAAAGAAATAATGTTACCAACTAATAGCGAAATAACACATAAGAAGCTGAATATAATGATAGCACTATGGATAATAGACAAGATCATTATGGCTATCTTAATGTGGTTTATATGAAACGCAAGATTGGTAAACAATTGTACAATCCTTTGTGGTGGATGTTGATGATAGTAGGTTGTGCTTTAATGGAGGTTATATAATGCCAAGATTTGGACGTAGAAGTAAGAAGAATTTAAGCTCTTGTGATGAGAGATTACAGAAGGTACTAAATGAAGTTATTAAACACGTGGATTGCTCAGTTATTGAGGGTCATAGAAGCAAAGAAAGACAGAATAAACTATTTGATGAAGGTAAAACCAAGGTCAAGTACCCAAATGGCCGTCATAACTCTAATCCAAGTAGGGCTGTTGATGTGGTTCCTTATCCTATTGATTGGGATGATAGGGAGCGTTTCCACTTGTTTGCAGGATTTGTACTAGGAATAGCTAAATCTATGGGTATAAACCTTAGATGGGGAGGAGATTGGGATCAAGATTGGTATGTTCACGATAATAGATTCGATGATTTCCCGCACTTTGAACTAAAAGATAAGTAATTTGTACGAAATAAGTATAAAACATAAGGATATAGGTAAACGAACCTATTGCATATACACCAAAGAAGAAGCTGATACCCAGGATGTAAATTATAAGTACTGGAAAGAGGCTAAAAAGGGGGAATATGCGCTCACTGATGATAACTATGTTGGAGAAGTCATCCAAAAGAAACGCTATACAGGAGATAATGGCGTTATTTCTTATTATGTGCGTATGCCTTTTGGGTATGCCTTTCATAGTCCTAAATATCCTAATCAAAAGCTTAAAGCAGATGGTAGAGTATCTAATCATACTCTCTCTGGGAAGCCTCAGCTTGAGGTTCGAAAAGGAACCCAAGAGTGGAAAAACTTGGCAATGGTATATAGTGTCTGTTTTGATATGGAGCTCGCTATTGACACAGTTTTGGATAATCCTACAGCTAGTAAGAGGAGAACTGTAAAAAGATGGATGAGAACACAGGAGTTTAAAAGCATGGTAAAAGATGAATTAAAAGAAGTATTGGCTGAAAAAGGTCACAATAGGTCAAAAACAATTGATCTATTAGATAAAGCTTTGGCAATGGCTGAAGAAAAGAAAGATATAACTAATTTTTTAAGGGTTGTAGAGAATATACAGGATATGTTGGGTATGAAAGACAAAACTGTAACTAAAACTACTACTCAATTAGAAGCTACGGCTACAAGAAAGTTATTAGACGAAATAAATGAAGAGGAACAACACTTAAAAGGAACACAAACAACAATAGAGGCTAAGACAAGTACAGATGAAACCTAAAAAACCTACAATGAGACAAGTTGCAGAGCATATTTATAAAACAGATGTGATTATAGCACATATGATGGAAAAAATAAGGGTTTTAGAAGAAAAGTCGCATGCACCTAGGGATTTTGTTAAGTGTGAAGACTGCAAGTGTAAGATAAAAGAAGATGAATGATTTTGAAGCTCTCTACGCTAAAAAACAGGCTCTTAAGAAACTTTTCCATAATATTGCCTTATTTGGTAGGACTTGCTTTCCTACAGCTTTGCGAAAAGCTACACCGCCATTTCATCATGAAATATATTCTTCATTAAGAGATAGAAATAAGAAAAGAGTATTAATAGCAGCGCCTCGTGGTACAGCCAAGTCCACAGTAACCTCACTACTCCTTCCACTACACAGAATAGCATTCAAACATGAAGATGACGAGGAGTTCATCGTAATCATCTCTGAATCACAGGCGCAGTCTATCAATTTCTTATCTCGTATTAAATATCATTTAACTCATAGTAAAAGATTTGCAGAGCTTTTTGGTGATATGGGCCCTAATACAGCTAAAAGATGGACTGCTACCGATGTGGTAACTGCCAATGGGGTGCGTATAGTGGCTGTAGGTACAGGACAAAGGGTTAGAGGTTTTATTGAAGGTGATACAAGACCTACTTTAATTATTGTAGATGACTTTGAATCAGAATTAAATGCATTTACACAGGAAGCAAGAGCAAAGAATAGAAAATGGATGACAGAAGCTGTTATTCCTTCATTATCAGACGAAGGAAGGATAGTAATGATAGGTACTGTTATATCAGAAGATTGTTTTTTATATTGGGCAAAAGACTCTCCAGCATGGAATACTTTGTGGTATTCTATAATTACAGAAGAAGGAGACCCTATTTGGCCTGAAAGATTTCCAAAAGAAAGAATTGACGGTATTAAGGAAGAGTACGCCTCTGTTGGAAATATAAATGGTTTTTATCAGGAGTATATGAATATAGCTCAATCTCCAGATGAAGCACCATTTAAACCAGAATGGATTAAACTCCATCAATATGACTTTGAAAGGCGTGAGGGAGTCCCTTGTTTAGTTAAAACAACAGGTGACGGGGAGGAAATTATACCAATTGAAGTTTATGGTGGAGTTGATCCTGCATCTTCTTTATCAGCAAGGGCTGACTTTTTTGTATTGGTTACTTTAGGTATTGACCACGAGGGTAATAAGTATATATTGGACTTATATAGAAAGCATGTATCCCCTGCAGAACAACCAGATATTATTATAGAAAAGTTTAAAAAGTTTAGACATCGTAAAATGAAGATAGAAACAGTTGCATATCAGGAAGCATTAAGAGCAGCAGTTAAAAAACGTATGTTAGAAGAGAATTTATATATACCAGGATTAGAGAAAGGTGTTAAACCACGAACAAGAAAGTCGGAAAGACTATTATCTTTAGTTCCTATGTTTGCTAAGGGTGAATTTTACTTTAGAAGTCAAGATACAGAAGCTCAAGCGGAGTTCTTATCTTATCCAAAAGGTAAACATGATGATATAATGGATGCTATATGGACTTCCCTCGAAGGAGCACGTCCAAGTAGGCTTAAAACACTAGATAATAAAGATAAAGGAACTAAGATACAAAAAGTTCTTGATTGGATGACACTATAGTTATTATATTACAATGCATACAAGTATGCTTAATTATGGGGGTATAACGGCAATTGGACGAATATAAGAATCCAGAAAGCCAATCAGAGTATTCAGAAGAGAGTATTGCAGACTCTACAAAGCGTCTTTTTGACTTATATAAAAGAAAAAGAGATGTTTGGGAGACTCAAGCTCGAGAAGATCAAGAATACAGACTTGGTAGACAATGGACAACAGAACAAACTAAAGTACTAGAATCAAGAGGGCAAGCCCCTGTTGTCGTTAATCGTATACACCCAGCAGTTGAGACTGCAAAAGCTATGCTTACAGCCAATAGGCCGTCATTTAAAGTATCCCCAAGAGAAGATAGTGACACTAAAGTAGCTAATGTATTAAATGCCCTTTTATCTTATATGTACGATATATCTGACGGAAGAACCGTTATACGTCAAGCTATTGACGATTACTATGTAACTGGCTTAGGTTACCTACAAGTATATCAAGACCCTTTAAAAGATGATGGAAAGGGAGAAGTTTGTTTTCATAATATCGACCCTATGGACGTATATGTAGACCCAAACTCTAGAGATCCATTCTTTGGAGATGCAGAAAATATCATTGTATCACGTAATTTTACTAAAGAGCAAGCCAAAGCTTTATATCCCCAATATAAAAATGCCATTGATGCTGCCTCTAGTTCTTATGATAGCGACAGTATAATCACAGGTCGCAGTGATGACACTGGATTGACTTTTCCAGGTGACGTTGATACACTTGCTGAGGGTGATCACGAATATATACGAGGTTACGAGAGATATTACAAAGTTAATATCAATATGTATCGTGTCCATGAATCTCATACGGGGAAAGAATACCGTTTTAATGAGGATGAGTTTCAAAAATACATAAGTCAGGAAATAGGGATACTCAATGGCAAAATAATAGAAGGCGAAGCTATACAGCAAGCGCAAGAACAGCAATCTAAACTTAAACAGCAAATATTAGATAAAAATATTAAAGCTTTAGAAGAAGATGCTGTTAGAATGGCTGAAGAGCTAGAAGTGCAATATATTGAACAAGAAAAAGAGTTAATGGAGCAAGTTCAATTAGGCAATATGGTTCCAGATAGAATGGAATTAGAACTTCAAAAACTAAGAGAAGGTATAGATAACCAAGTAAAACAAATGAGAGAACAAGCAATGTTAGAGGCTGGACAAATAACTAACATGCCAGAAGTTCAAATAGAATCTAAAGCTTATTTGATTACACAAGGATTAGTTGAAGCTATTCCAGTATCTATAAAACAAGTTAAACAATGCGTAGTGATGGGAGATACTCATATCTACTCAAGGATATTACCAACTAGTGATTATCCTATTGTTCCTGTAGTTAATCTTCATACCAGAACACCATATCCTATGAGTGATGTTCGTATGGTTAAAGGATTACAGGACTATATCAACAAAACTAGGTCATTAATTATAGCTCATGCAACAACATCTACTAATATGAAGGTTTTAGTGCCTTCTGGTAGTGTTGATATGAGAGAGTTTGAAGAAAAATGGGCTCAACCTGGTGTTGGTATAGAGGTAGATTTTGATATGGGGCAGCCAGTTGTTGCTAGTCCAGCTCCTCTTCCTAACGAGTTGTATAATAACGAACAGACAGCCAAAAACGACATAGATCACCAGCTTGGACTATATGAAATGATGATGGGAAATTCCCAAGCTGCCCCACAGACTTATAAGGCCACTATATCTCTTGATGAATTTGGACAAAGAAAAATTAAGTCTAAATTGGCTGATATAGAAGGTGCTTTACAAAGACTTGCTAAAGTTGCAATTCAATTAATGCAAGAATTATATCAAGAAGAAAAGATTTTTAGAGTTGTTCAAGCAAATAACTCTTTAACAGAATATGCTGTTAATAAAAAGTTATATGATGACAAAACTAATGAAATAAAAATTATGAATGACATTACTGTAGGCAAATATGACGTAGTTTACGTTTCAGGCTCAACACTTCCGTCAAACAGATATGCGGAACTTGAGTTCTATATGGATGCTTACGGCAAGGGTATTATCGATAAAGCCGAAGTCTTAAAAAAGACAGAAATATTCGATATGGAGGGTGTCTTAGAAAGAACAGATACAATACAACAACTTACTGCACAAGTTGAATCTCTCGGTAAACAAATCAAGAAGATGGGTGGCGACATGCAAACTCTTGAAAGAGAAAATGTTCACCTTAAGCAGAAAGTGGAAGTAGAAAAATTCAAGTCTGACCTTGACCAAGTGAAGAACAAGTCTAAAATGGCTGGTACTTTATTTGAAAAGAGACTTGATGATAATCTATCTATGCTTCGAAAAGACGCTCAAGATGCAATAAAACAAAAAGCAGACTCACCTTCTCCAGCATCTAAGAAGCAGTCTAAAGCGAGGAAAAAATAATGGAAGCTAATCAAGAAAACTTGGCTCCTGAATCTCAAGCTCCTGAGACACCGTCTTTTGAGCAAGAGATATTGGATACCCAAGCAGCTAGAAATAGCAATGATACAACATTTGAACAAACAATGGGACTACCTGTACCTGAAGAGACTAGAGCTCCTCAACCTGAGGATACCACTGGCCCTGCACCACAGCCCCCAGTACAACAGGATTTTTCACAAAATGAAGTGAATCCTGAAAGTAATGATCAAGTAAGGTATCAATACTGGCAGTCACAAGCTGCTAAACTACAAAATCAGTTAAATGAGGTTAAAGAGTATCAACCTATGGTTGATTATCTAAGAGCCAATCCAGAGGCCGTGCAAAGTATAACGCCAGGTGGTAAAGCACCAGCAGAAGCTGCACCAACAAGTCAGGAGCAAGAGGAGTTTCCTCCTCCACCTGCTAAACCTGAGCAACCTAGGGGTTTCTCA